CATCGACCATGTCGCCAGCCATCAGCAGGGCCGGATCGTCCCGCAGGCCGACTCCCTCTGCCTGGCGTGTGATTGGGACTGCAACTCAGCGAACCCCGAAGACCTCTTCGAGACGTTTCTCGTTCTCGAGCGGCTGAACCTCTGGGCGGCTATCGGCCTGTATCCGGCATGGCATCGCCCCGGCTTCCACGTTGACCTCCGACCGTCAGCCCATCCCAGCTATCGAGCTCGATGGTTCAGGGACGGCACGGGAGAGTATCACGCCCTGTCCTGGGCGAACTGGAGGGAATACGCCCTGTGACACCATCCTCCCGCACTAAAAAAATCCCCGTCACGTGTGACCCGCACGGGCACCTCGAGCGGCGGCCCCTGGCTGATCTGACGCCGTTTCAGGGAGGGTTCAAGGATCTCGACGACAGCAGGTATGCCAAGCTCAAGGCGTCGATCCTGGCCGAGGGCTTCATGGCCCCGGTGTTCGTGTGGCGCGACAAAATCCTCGACGGCCACCAGCGCACCACGGTCCTCGAGCGCGAGGGATGGGACGTAGAGGGCGACGTGCCGGTGGTCGAGATCGAGGCTGACGACGAGGCCGGGGCAGCCCGCAAGCTGTTAAAGCTCACCAGCGCCTACGGCAAGCCGCAACTCGAGGGCGTGTTTGATTTTATGCAGACGCACGACCTCGACCTGGGTGACTTTGCTGACGTGGATCTGCCTGACTTCGACGAGGGTGAACTCGAGGTGCTGTTTGGGGAGGATGACGCAGGCGAGGAACCTATTGACGAGGCACCCGAGCCGCCTGTCACGCCTGTCACACGGTCGGGCGATCTGTGGTGCATGGGCAAGCATCGCGTGTTGTGTGGTGACTCAACCCTGCCAGCCGACATTGATCGGTTGTGTGACGGGGCGATGGTAGATATGGTGGCGACTGACCCGCCGTATGCAATCTATGGCAGTGCGACAGGCGTCGGATCGGATATCACAGATGACAAAATGGTGCGCCCTTTTTTCGAGGCTTTCTTCCGCACCGTGTCGGGAAAACTCAGGCTGTTTGGCCATGTGTATGTCTGTTGTGATTGGCGTTCTTGGGCGGCAATATGGGAGGCGTCAAAAAGGACAGATATACGGCCGCGAAATCTTCTGATTTGGGACAAAGGCGGCGGTGGCCTGGGGTCAAATTACGCCAATACCTACGAGGGTATCGGCTTTTTTGCTAAAAATCCACCACAAAAAACGATGGTAAGCGACGGCAAGAAAGGGCATCGGATGGTGCATAAGCCGAACATGCTTCGCTTTAGTCGCCCATCTGGTGATGACAGACATCACAACGCCGCAAAGCCTATCGGTATGATTGAGCAGTTAATCGAAAACTCAAGCAATGTCGGGGATGTGGTGCTTGAACCCTTTTCTGGTTCTGGCACCACAATACTGGCTTCCGAACGCCAGGGGCGGGCGTGTTTGGCGATGGAAATAGAGCCGGCATGTGGGGATCTTGCTGTCACCCGCTGGCAGGAATACACCAACGAAGAGGCTATCCTCGACGGTGACGGCCGCACGTTTTCTGAAGTGAAGGCAGAGCGGCTATCGGGCGAGGACGTGGCCCAGGCCCAGGCGGCAGGCTGATGGCGACCCCCGCGCACCAGCCCACTGAAGAAAGCCGCAAGTCAGTCAAGGCGATGTCTGCGTATGGCATCCCTCAAGACGACATCTCCATCGCGGTCGGCATCACCGGCAAGACCTTACGGAAACACTACCGGGACGAGATCCGGGGCGGTGCGATCCGGGCCAACGCGGCAGTCGCCGGGGCGCTCTACAAGCAAGCCATCGGCGGCAACGTCACGGCTCAGATATTCTGGACGAAGGCGAGGATGGGCTGGTCGGATCGCGGCCCGCAGTCACACGAGGGCGACAGCCCTGACGAGGTCGCCAAGGCGATCCACGCCACGCTGACGAAGATGGAGGAGCGCAGTGGCGGGTCTAACTGATCGCTGGACGCCCATGCGCCCCCACGCCGCGCAGCAGGAATACAGGGGCAGCCCTGCCCGCTTCAATGTGGTGCCTGCCGGCCGTCGATCCGGCAAGACAGAACTGGCGAAGCGCAAGCTGGTGCGGGCCGCCCTCTTCGGCAGCATCCACGACCGCCCGCGATACTTCGCTGCGGCGCCCACTCGAGATCAGGCAAAAAGGATCTACTGGACGGATCTCAAGGCGCTGATGCCGAAGGAATATGTCGTCGATGTCAGCGAGACGGAACTGCGCCTCGGCCTGGTGACCAACGCCGAGCTGTGGGTCGTAGGTCTCGACAAGCCCGAGCGCATCGAGGGCAGCCCGTGGGACGGCGGCGTGCTCGACGAATACGGCAATATGAAGGCGAAGGCTTGGCCGGAGAACGTGCGCCCTGCCCTGGCCGACCGCAACGGCTGGTGTGACATGATCGGCGTGCCCGAGGGGCGCAACCACTACTACGACCTGTGGCAGCAGGCAGCTACCGCAGACGGGTGGGCGAGGTACCACTGGAAATCGGCCGACATCCTGCCCGCCGACGAGGTGGACGCGGCCCGCAATGATCTCGATGAGCTGACGTTCCTGCAGGAATATGAGGGCTCGTTTGTTTCGTTCGAGGGGCGCTGCTACTACCCCTTCAACGAGGCCGACCACTACGCCCGGCTGCGAGACAGTTACGACCCGGCCCAGCCGCTTGCTTTCTGCTTCGACTTCAACGTGGCGCCGGGCGTGGCAGCGATCTGCCAGGAGCAGCAGCACGGCACGGCGGTGATCGGCGAGGTCTACATCCCGCGCAACTCCAACACGCCGGCCGTCTGCCGCAGGCTGGTGAAGGATTGGGGCAACCACACCGGGCGGGTGATCTGCTACGGTGACGCGACCGGTGGCGCCTCGGGCACGGCCCAGGTAGCCGGCAGCGATTGGGACATCGTCACGCGAGAACTGCGCCCGACATTTGGCGACCGGCTGACCCTCCGCGTGCCGAAGGCGAACCCCCGGGAGCGGGCGCGAGTCAACGCCGCCAACGCCCGCCTGAAGGCCGGCGACGGCACGGTGCGGCTCAAGGTCGATCCAGAGGCTGCTCCGCACGTAGTGCGCGACCTCGAGGGCGTGACCCTGCTGGCCGGCGGCTCGGGCGAGATCGACAAGCGAGCTGACGCAACGCTGACGCATATCAGCGACGCCCTCTCTTATTACCTGTCCTACGAGTATCCGATAGTGAGCCGCGTAATAAGGAAACGCAAAGTGATGGGTATCTGACCGTGGAGCGGCCCAAAAACTCCAAGGTGACAACACGATGGCAGTAGACAGCACGCATCCAGACTACGACGCGATGCTTCCGAAGTGGGAGCGGGTGAGGGACGCCCTCGACGGCGACCGGGTGAAGGCGGCCAAGGACAAGTACCTGCCGCAGCTCTCGGGCATGGACGGCACAGAATACGACGCGTATGCGAAGCGGGGCCTGTACTATGGCGCCACGGCCCGCACTCTCCAGGGGGTGTCCGGTCTGGTGTTTCGTCGGGAGACGGTCACGACGCTCCCCAGCGTCCAGGCCGAGGAGCTGATCGAGGACGTGACGCTCCAGCGCGTGCCCCTCGAGCGATTCGCCCAGCAGTCGTTCGACGAGGTGTTCGCCCTCGGTCGCGTGGGCCTGTACGTATCCCTCCCGACAACGGCAACACCTGGCGCACGGGCGCATCTGAGCCGCTATCGCGCCGAGAGTATTGTCAACTGGCAGATGGATAAGACGGGGCCGCGCCCGCGCCTATCGCGGGTCGTGCTCAAGGAATCGGTAAACGTCCCCGACGGAGACGATCCCTACCAGTTCAAGCAGATCGACCAGTGGCGAGACGTTCACCTCGACGAGGGCGGGCTGCTGCTGGTCAACCTCTGGCGCAGATCCAGCGATGTCGGTCAAGCCTCCGTGTCGAACAATAAGTTCATCCTCTTCGACACGCATGAGCCGAGGTTCCGCGGGGCGCGTCTGCCGACGGTGCCGTTTGTCTTCGTCAACGCCCGCAGCCTCGGCCCTGACCCCGAAGAGCCGCCCCTGCTGCCGCTGGCGGATGCCAACCTCGACCACTACAGGATGATGACGGACTACCGGCACGGGCTCCACTACACGGCCCTGCCGACGCCGTACGTCTTCGGATTGACCGAAGACCAGCAGCTCAAGATCGGCTCCGGCACGGCTTGGACTGGTGGGGATTCCGATGTCAAGATCGGGATGCTCGAGTTCTCCGGTGCCGGGCTGGGCACGCTCAAGGACGCAATCGAAAGCAGCGTCGGCTATATGGCCTCCCTCGGTGCCCGACTCATCGAGGCCGAGAAGAACGCCGCCGAGACTGCGGAGACGCATCGACTGCGGCAGGGCCGGGAGCAGGCGACGGTCGCCGGCACGGTGCAGGCGTGCAACGCCGGCCTGTCGCAGACCGTGACGACGATGCTCAACCTGTCAGGAGTTACCGGGGAGGCCCTCGTGCGGTGCAATACCGATCTGGTGGACGCCAGGCTCACACCTGACGAACTGCGGGTGATGCTCGAGGCGCTGCAGACCGGAGCAATGGCATACGACACGTTTTACTTCAACCTGCAGCGCGGGGAGATCACCCGTCCTGGGATCACCTCGGCAGAGGAACGCCAGCAGATCGCGGCGACGACGGGGCTGGCACTGCCCCCGGTGCTGGACGACGAATGACGAAAACGGGATAGATGGTGGCCGATACGAGAGTTATCGAGGCGGGAGCCGACCGGCAGCCCTCGCCCCACGATCACACTGTATTCGCGGCGGCTCAGAAAGCCATCGAGCACCGTGAGGATGTTGCGCGGGGCCTGGGGTTCCTCGCTGGCGTGGCGGCGACCCTGGTCGTTGGCATTGGGGTTGTTCTGCTGATGAGGCTGGCTGGTGGCTGATACGAAGGCCCTCGAGGCGTCCCTCACGTCCCGCGACGTGTCCCTGCTGCGCGTCCAGGCCGACGTGACCCGCAGGGCCATCCGTGACGTGCGGGATCTCGAGAAGGTGGCGGTGTCTCTGCTCCGCAGGATCGACCCTGCAGATCCGGTGCGCCGGGGGGATCAGCTCAACCGGGTCACCCGGATCGGGGCAGAGTTCGGGGAGGAGGCGAGGGCGACATATCGACGGATCACGCGCCGGTTTATCGGCACCCAGGCAGATATTGTAGGGGACGAGAGCGTCGAGGCGGTACGCCTGGCTCAAGCTGCGGGGCTGAATCTCAAGCGGACGCTGACGCCGACGCAGGCGAAGAAGGTGGCTGAGGATCTCCTCATCGACGGGGCTACGGCCAGCAGCCACTTCAGTCGTCAGGGGCGCAGCGCCCGGGACGAGCTGGTGCGCCGCCTGCGCCAGACCGTAACAGCAGACGGTAATCTGACGGACATGGTCCGCTCGATTCGTGGAGAGAAGGAGCTGCAGTATACCAACGGCATGTTTCGGACCTTCGAGCGGCACGCACAGGCGACGGTGACTACCGGCATGTCCGGCGCCTCGAATGCGGCCCGCTACGAGACCTACGTCGCCAACGACGACG